AAAAAGATTTCTCTGTTAGATTAAACAGAGTGGTGGATTGCTCAAGCCAAGCTTGACCCTATAAGCTGTATAAATTGTATTATTGATCATGGTTTGGACAGGGGTTCGACTCCCCTCACCTCCACAAAATGTACAGTATTCTGTACAAAATTGCACATTATGTGTGAAATAACAAACATTAGAAGAAGAAATGGAAGTAAAAAAAGTAAATAAAAAACTAAGATTATCTACACAAGACATAGTGAGATATCAACTTATAACAGAAGTATCATTCTTTAGAAAAGAATATTTGATACCTTCTGATTTAGAGATACTTACACTACTTGTAATGTGGGGACCTATTGACTTAGGAGGATTTTGTGCATCTGCTGCTAGAGTTATATATCCAGAATCTTTACCAGAAGAGTTATCTACACGCGCGCAGAACATTAGAAACAGAATTGTTAAACTTGAAAAAAGAAAGATAATTGTAAAATCAAAAACAGGTAGAAAAGTAATTGTACTTAATCCTGATATTGATATACAATCTAAAGGTAATATATTGTTAGACTATAATTATTTAGCAGTTGAATCCAATAAAGCGTAAAAGCATAGTAGAGTTGACTGCAAATGATTTAGATCTTGCAGTTGATATGGTAGATGATATTGTATCACATTATTATTTAACACTACAAAGAAAGTTATCTAGTGCAGATCATCCATATATTGCAGTTCCCAGATTGGGAACTTTTGTAGTTAAAAAGAAATCTTTAGTAGACATGATAACAAAGCATCAAAACTTTGTAAACAAGATTGAAAAAGATGAGCATATAACAGTGCACACATATGAGTTAATCATAAAGAAACGCGCTGAAATACAAAGACTTACAAAACTACAAGAAAGAATGCAACAAGAACAAGAAAGAAGAGAAGAAGTTAAACTTAAAAAACAAATATACAAAGATGGAAAATCTAATTAAAATTTGGAAATCACGCAATCAAATTGCAGAAGGTGTAAAGAACAACATCTTCAAAACTAAACATGTAGAAGACATTGCATTTTTTAGAAATGAGATATGCAGAGTTTGTGAGTTTATAGATACTACTGGTGCAAAATGTGCTGTACCTGGAACACAACCTTGTTGTGGAGAGTGTGGATGTTCTTTAAAGTTAAAGACTAGATCCTTATCTTCTGATTGTCCAAGAGGATTTTGGAAAGCAGAACTTACTGAACAAGAAGAAGCCATTGTAAATCAACAATTAAACATCAAGTAATCATGGCAATAGTATTTGAAGCACAAACACATTCTTATATATCAATAGATCCACAAGATAAAACCAAATGGGTGTCAGTAACAACATTACTTGGTGCTTTAAAACAACCATTTGATTCTGAAGCAATTGCACTTAAATGTTCTCAAAATCAAAAAAAAACAAATAAGTGGCGTGGTATGTCACCAGCAATGATTCAAGCTACTTGGAAAAAAGAATCAGAAAGAGCATGTACATTAGGTAACTGGTATCATGATCAAAGAGAACAAGATATTGTAGGTTGCAATACTATTGTTAGACATGATGTAGAACTTCCAGTTATCAAACCTCTTTCAGATGGTACTGGTAAAAAGCTAGCTCCTTTACAGAAGTTAATCAATGGTATATACCCTGAACACATGGTGTATCTAAAGTCTGCAGGTATATGTGGGCAATCTGACTTAGTTGAGGTTGTTAATGATACTGTACACATAACTGATTACAAAACTAATAAAAAGATTGATAAAACTTCTTTTGTAAATTGGGAAGGTATTTCTAAAAAAATGTTAGGTCCTGTAGCGCACCTAGATGACTGTAATTTAAATCATTATAATCTACAATTAAGTATTTATATGTATATTATACTAAAGCACAACCCTAATTTAAAAGCAGGAAAACTCACTATTCACCATATTAGTTTTGAAGAAGAAGAACAAACAGATGAGTTTGGATATCCTATAACAAAACTATCTGATACAGGGGAACCTATAATCAGAGATATAGAAGTATATGAAATGCCTTATCTTAAAAGTGAAGTCATGGCTGTGCTTAAATGGTATGAAGCTAATAAAGATAAAGTAAAAAAGAAATAATGTTAAATCTAAATATACCATCCTTCAAGTGTCTTGTTAGACTTTCTCATTTTACAAAAGATGAGAAAGATAAAGGTGTTTATCATAATGCATATGCATTTGGTATACAATCTGTTGAAGGAAAGATACTTACATTTCACATTATGACTGATTATGGAATGCTTAGAAGCAGAGTACCTATATCAGAAATATTTTCAAAAGTTCCTGCTAAAGATATTCCAAATCATTACAAACAATTGTGGGATTGCTTTTCTGAAAATGTAACAGTTACAAGGTTTGATTACTTGAATGGAAAAAGATGTCAGGTAGCATTGAAAGATGGAACTAAAGTTTGGTGTACATACATGTTTACTTTAGATTGGTATAACAATCCTTACAGTAATGAACCTACAGATTATAAGTGTGGACATATACTTGTATCAGATGATGGATATTTATTGTGCCAGCCAAATAATAGAATATACTGGAAAGACTCTAACTGGGTTACACAAGATTTTCCTATTGAAAAGAAAAATATAAAAGTAGATAATAATCTTGAATCTGTAGAATCTTATTCTGATAGATGGGTAAGTGAAGATGGAGATTCTTTTTACTATGACATAAATTTAAAAAAACATGATTAGACTATTTGATATAAACAATGGACAAGTTGTACCATCAGAACATTGCTACACACTGAGAGAATTAAAAGCTATTATGGATGCATATCCTGATGATTATCATAACATATATGCATACATATTTTATATGACATGCCCTAATCCAGATCTTAACCCTTTTTTTGACACACAAGAACATGAAAAAGAAGAACTTATTATTTCGCAGCTTACTATTAATTTTAGTTTGGAAGATGACCTTATCCTTGATGCTAAGAGACTTTGTGAAACATTGTACCAAACTCCTACATTTCGCGCGTACATGGGTATTAAAACTATGCTAGATAAACTAGCAAGTTATATGGGTAACAGTGAAATAACAGATGGTAGAGATGGAAACATAACTGCAATTGTAAATGCTGCAGCAAAATTTGAACCTATAAGACTCTCATTTAGAGGAGCTTATAAAGATTTAATGGAAGAACAAAAAAGCTCTGTAAGAGGAGGACAAAACTTAGGATACGATCAAATGTAAACATTATGGAAAAACAACAATTATACAACTGGTTATTTCATTATAACCACAATGAAGAACTTTGGACAGCATTTCATAGAGAAGATCATAAAGCATATTGGAATGGTACTGAGCCTGCACATAGAATATATAGAGACCCTTCTTTTGAAAGTTTATTGATACAACTTTTTGATTTTGAATTTCCAAACAAATCATAAGAATGTATATATCTGTACCAACATATGATGATACAACTGATGTATGGTCACACACAGATTTTGAAACAAGAGAAGAATTTGTAAAGTTTATGTGGTCCTTATTTAAGGAACCAGGTAAATATGAGTTTGATGATACATCATACAAGTTTAATCAACAAGCAACAAACTTTGAAAAAAATAATAAAGTCTATTGTTATGCACCTATGCGTTCAAAAGACTATATTAACTATTGGGAAAATGAAAAAGATAAATGTAGAAATGGTGTAATATATAAAAACAAAAAAAACACATGGTATCTCTCAAGAGATTATTACATGTGGTTAAACTTTCTTCCTATATATAACAAGGAGATATCAAAGTTTGGATTTGCTAGTGTCAGAGATGCACAATATCATATGGCACTGTATGAAGAAATTGGTAGACATAGTTCTAAACATGCACTTATATTAAAGAAACGTCAGATAGCTTCTAGTTATTATCATGCAGGAAAAATGATAAACTACTTTTGGTTTGAAGAAGGTTCTATAAATAAGATGGCAGGATCTTTAAAAGACTATATTGGAGAAAAAGGTACATGGCGTTTTCTTGAAGAATATAGAAACTTTCTTAATACATATACAGGTTGGTATAGACCTTGTACACCAGATAAGATATTTAACTGGGAACAAAAGATTGAAATAAATCAGTCTGGTAGAAAAAGAGATATAGGTTTAAAATCTGTATTATTAGGACTTATATTAGACAAAGATCCTACAAATGGTGTAGGAGGTCCTTGTACTTTTTTCTTTCACGAGGAGGCAGGTATTGCCCCTAAAATGAATCAAACATTAGAATACTTACTTCCTGCAATGAAGTCTGGTATGGTATATACTGGACAATTTGTTGTTGCTGGTTCTGTTGGAGATTTAGATCAATGTGAACCTTTGAGAGAAATGTTAATGATGCCAAACAGTAAAGATATACTTGCTGTTGAAACTAACTTGTTAGATGATAAAGGTACAAGAGGTGAGTGTGGATTATTCATACCTCAACAATGGTCAATGATACCATGCATAGATAAGTATGGTAACTCATTAGTAGAGAAGGCATTAGAGATGATCAAAGAAGAAAGATTACAATGGAAGAAAGATCTTAAGCCTGATGATTATCAACTACGTATATCTCAGCATCCTATAACTATTGAAGAAGCATTTGCAAGTAGAAAAGCTGCAAAATTTAATCCTTCATTAGTTGTATCACAGATTAGAAGAATAGAAGATGGTGAATATTATAAAGAATTTTTAGAATTATCAAGAGATGAAGCTAATGTAATTACTGCAAAAGAATCTAAAAAGATTCCTATATCTGAATTTCCTATATCTGCAAAAACAGAAAACAAAGAAGGAGTTCTTGTTGTATGGGAAAGACCTGTAAAAGATCCTACCTTTGGAATGTATTATGCATCTATTGACCCTGTTGCAGAAGGAAAGACAACTACCTCAGACTCATTGTGTTCTATATTTGTGTATAAGACATCACAAGAAATTACCAAGCATAAAGCTGATGGTACAATAGATTCATATGTAGAAAGAGATAAGATTGTTGCAGCATGGTGTGGCAGGTTTGATGACCTTAACAAAACACATGAAAGATTAGAACTTATTATAGAGTGGTATAATGCCTGGACAATAGTAGAAAATAACATATCTTTGTTTATTCAGTATATGATTGCAAAAAGAAAGCAAAAGTATTTAGTACCTAAAAGTCAAATACTATTCTTAAAAGAATTGCAAAGTAATACAAATGTATTTCAAGAGTATGGTTGGAGAAATGTTAGCACATTATTTAAGACTAATCTTGTATCATATGCACAACAATTTATAGAAGAAGAGTTAGATCATGAGACAAAACCAGATGGTACAATTGTAAAAACAACATATGGTATTGAAAGAATACCTGATATAATGTTGTTAAAAGAAATGCAAGCATATAGAGATGGACTCAACGTGGATAGATTAGTTGCATTTTGTGCTATGGTTGCATTTGCACAAGTACAACAATCTAACAGAGGTTATACTAAACGTACTGAAAGAGAAGAGGATAATTTGCAAAAGTCAAATAATTATGCTAAATTACAAGTGAGTCCTTTTCGTCATATTGGAAAAAGTAAAAGCATAAATAGTGGCATGACAAAGCCACGCAATCCATTTAAAAATTTTAAATAACATACAACATGCCAAAATTATATAATGCTCTTCAACTTAAAGGAGGTGCTACTACAGAATATAATAGAATGGGTACGCTTACCCAGCCTATTCAGTTTTTGCTTGCTTCACAAAAAAATGAGCAATGGGCAGCATGGAATCTAG